AACATCATCATTATTAATTCTTTTGTTGAAATATCGTCTGAATCATTCATTTTATTACTATCAATATTGTTATCATTTTGAGTGTCATCGTCTAATGGGATAAAACAAGTTTTTTTGTGTCTCCATAATCCGCTTTTATCCTGATATATTTTATTACAATTAGAGCATATATGTTGATGAGTTTTTTTGGTTGCTTCCTGGTTGCTAAAAGTTGCTGATTGGTTGCGGATGTGTTTTTGGGTTGAAATATGTCTACTGTAATCATTTTTGTTAGACGTAAAGAAGTGACAAAAATCACAAGAATAAATTGTTGAGTTTTTTTGAGTTTTTTCGGTTGCCATTTACTCCTTAATTAAGCAACCGAAAAAACTCTAAATCCTTTTCCGCAAAAAAATATAAAAAATTTGCAATCACAAAAATATTTTTGTCGTTTAATTTGTGACGATAAAATTTCAACATCGTAATAAAAAATTTCGTCAGTAAGAGTATTTTGGCGGATGAAAATTGGACATTTTTTTTGTCCATTTTTAAAAATCAAAAAACTTTTGCATTTTCAAAATCAAGAATTTTCTCTTCATATGTAGGGAAGAAAAAATGGCCTGTTTTTCAAGGATTTAAAGAATTTCCCTTCAAAATGTAGTGTTTTGGTCTTTAAGTAGGTTAGAAATATATTTATTTAAAAATTGATTTAAATTTATTTATACAAATGTAATGTATAAATAAACATGTCAGAAGAAGTCAACTTTGAGTCATTAAACTTAAATATTTCACCTTTTACGAAGGGATATTCAATTGAATTACAAAAAGAAATCTTCGAATATTTAAGTGAATTAGATGAAATTCATAGAAAAGGTTATCAGATTGCATATGACCATCTAGGAACATCCTTCAATATTGCACGCAGTAATGGCTTCAAATCATGGCGAGCAAAAAAGTCATCTAAATAGCGAATCTGACTCGCTTGGTTTTAGCTTTACGTTTTAAAAATCTGCGTTTAGTTTTACGACCACCTGCTGCCTGTGCAGTAGCTGATAAAGGGTTTTCAAAATCATTAATAGATTTAGTAGTGCGATTAGAAATTTGCTGAACCATTTTCTTTTTTTCATCAAGTTCTTTTAAACCTTGTTTGACATTTTCAGTTGTTTCGATAAATGCATCAGAAGCAGTTTCTACAGCCTCTGAGCCAGCCTCTACTACAGCACTAGCAGCTTTTGAACCATCATTAAGTATTTTTCCTATTTCAATAACTGCACCTAATCCAGGAACAGCTGCAGCTAAATCTGTACCAACCTTTACAATTCCGGCACTAGCAGCACCAAGAGCTTTAGTTCCAGCCTCAACTCCTACCTTTGCTGCTTCTTGTAAAGGTTTTTCTGATGATTTAATAACAACTGTTCCAATGTCAGCGGCATGGTCAATTGCTTTTACAACCTCTTCTTTAACTTCTGGATTATTCATTGCATCATTAAATTTTTCAGCAAGTTTACCAGTAATTTCGGCAGTCTCATTTGCTGCTTCTTGAACACTTTCACTTACTGCTTCGCTACCTAGAACCTCATTTACATTATCAATAACAGCGGCAGACGTTTTATTGACTACATTTCCAACATCAGATACAACACTTGATGCAGAATCACTAATTTTGTTTATATTTTCATCAACTTTTTGAGTGCTTTCCTGATTAGATTTATTAATTCTCTCTAAACCTAAAGCATTAAGACCAATATCTTCTACTTCATCAACAACAACTGAAGCGGCATCACCTATTTTTTCAGTTGCAATATCAACAATTCCCTTTCTTTCTTCATCAGGGCCGTCACCTCCTTTTTTACCAAGGATAGATTCTTTTTTACCAACGGTATATCTGCTTTTATATGTTCTATTTTTTCTATTTCCTTTAATACGTCTTGTAAATTTAGGCATACTTATATTATAATAAGAAGTTTAAATTATTATAATATCGTAATAATTATGTTAAATTAAGTGGATTATTATTTTTTCATTTTCTTAAAATCAGCAAATGAAATACCAAGTTTCTTGTTAAAAACCTTTCTCTCAATCTTTTGCAAAAAATTAAAGTTAGCGAATTTGCCCTCATAAGTATAACGATTTGCTCTTTCTTTTAATAATATTTTTTCACCTTCTTTTGTTTCAACTGTAGTTTTATTTGGAATACTATTCTTTGGTGGTGCAGCCATACTAATTTTTCCTCCAGCATCTTTGTTATAACTCTTAAATTTAGCAAAAACATTTTTTTTCTGTTCAGATGGCTTATTATTTTTAGCGGCTTCTTCTGCCTTTAATTTTTCTTCCGCTTCTTTTGCCTTTTTCAATTCATATTCTTTAGTCCATTTTTCATCAAATAATTTTAATTCCTCTTCCATATCAACAAAGAGAGGTCTGCAATTAAAAAATTTTACATATTTTCTACCAACAACCTCTAAATACCTATATGGAATAGTAGAATCGGAAAAATATTTGAACGATTCTCTCTCCTTATCATAAATCATAAGAACATTTCCTTGTGGTGTTTTCTCTATAACATAACAATTTTGTAGTTTTTCTACTCTTTTATTGATGATATAATGATTAGCTTGTTTTTCAGATTCGGTTTTAAGCTCATTTAATCCTTCATCAGTATTAATTTTATTACTTAGATCGTTTATTTTTTCTGTTAATTCCTTAATTTGTTCTGTTCTATACTCATTTCTCTCTTCGAGTGTTGTTTCCTCTATTAAATCGTCTCCATCATCATTACAATTTTCAATATAATTTACTATATCCACATCATCTTCAATTTCTTTCTTATAAGTATTGACTTGTTGATTAAATTCGTCAATATCGCATTGAATATTTTTGATATAACCTTGATAAAAATCTTCATACAATATTCCTTTCTCTTTAATTTCATCTTCTGTAAATTGCCATTCTTTATTAAGTTGTCTAATGATATCTAAATATTTATCCTCATATCTAGTAGGTGGGCTATGTTCTTCTAATTCATCATGTAATTCAGGTATAGATTCCGAACTAGAATCAGAAGATGTTTCCCAATAATCAGGATACAATAATTTGTTATATTTAATCATAAATTTATCTAATATGAACCAAAATCTTATAAAATAATTATACATTAGAGGTGGTGGTCCATATGCATAAAAATACCATATAGCCCACATAAAAAAAATACTTTTCTCAATACTCATTTATATATATTTATAAAGCATAATTGTTTTTAAGTGTTTTCCGCAGAAAGATTTTTAATTCGTTCTTGAAATAAATCATTAACTTCGACTGATAAATCAGGTAGTTCTATTAATTCGTAGTTTTTCTCTTCCGCATCAGGATGAAGTCTAACTAAGAATAAATCTTTAATTGTTTTATTATATTTGGTTTCTAAAATGTGCTTATATGTATTTAATTGTAATGCATAATGCCAGAAGTTGGAGTCAGGTAGATGACAGATAACAGGCGGAATAGCAAATCTATTAAAATTATTAATTCTAGTGATAATTTTGGCACGTTTCCAGTCGTAAATAGATAACGTGCCATCCGGATTTTCGTATACCATGTCAATGGAGCCAGCAATTTTTGCATCTTCGTCATAAACAGTCCATTCAGTTCTATATGGTTTTAGATGCTGATTATCCTTAACAAAATTTATGAAGTACTGCCACTCCAAAGGTGTCTGTTCAAGGTCTTTACCTTTGTCAGACATATAAATTTCATAGAGCTCCTTATTGGTATATTCAAATTGGAATCGTTTATCATTATGGAAACATTCAATTTCGTAATGTAGGTCAGTTCCTGCACCAGCAACAGAGTCTTTATTGGAATTCCATTGAGCCTTAATTTGCTCAGGAGTTTTACCCCAATATTTATGGCCTTCTTTCCAACCCTTTCCTTTCATCATGTTTTCGATGACATTATCAGCATCAAATTGAGGAAAATGATGATGATTCCATGTAGTAACAGATGTATATTTGGAATCAGGGTCAGTTAAAATGCAATATTTATGTCCTTCTTCAAAGAACTTAATATTGTTATCGCGTGGGTGGCGATAACGAACGGATAATACTTCGTGTAAGGTGGGTTTCATAATAAATATATATGTGAAATGTTTATTATGTTATTTAAAATAATCAATTTTATTATTTATTTTTTAATTTAAAGGTCTTTAACCAAAGGTAGCTTCGCTTTAAGTAGGTTAGCAAATATTATATCGCTTATGAACAACATTTTTGTAGCCAATGTCAATGAGTTCTGCACCTTTATCGAAGTCAAGAATATTATAACCATTTAATACTTCAGACGGAACATAATATTTATTAATCTCTCCAATAGGAATTTTGCAGTTTTCATTTATTGATGCCATTGGATTGTTGAAGTTACTTAGAAGAATTTTTACGGTTCTACATAACATATCTTTGAGAGAAGTTATTGAAGTATCATCATATTCCAAATCTTCATATGGTGTAATAAATGTAATATTTAAATACTTATTATCATGTTCTACTTCGATTAGTTCGTTACTTAATGTTCCACCATCTGCATAAAGTTGATTATTAAACGCAATAGGTGGAAACATACCCGGAATAGCAGATGATGACATAAGCAATAATACTTTATTTATATCGTCTTGGTCTTCGAATGCATAAACGTCGAGTTTTCCAGAATACAAATTTGTCGCACCAATTAAGGTGTGGATAGAAGGCGGGTTAGGCATCCCTCCTATTATAGTTGTTAGTGTTTTATGTAGAGGTTCAGTGTTCAATAATGAAAGACCTGTGTTTGGAATAACATCATATATCATGCGGTTTTTAATAGAAGAATATAATCGCTCGGCACTTTTGATGCCTAAATTGATGTTATCATAGTAAGAAAGAAATCCGGCATTTAAAGCACCAGCTGATATTCCGGTATATAAATCGTATTTTTTTGGTTGAATTTCATTTATGCGTTTCAGAATTCCAATTTCTACAGCACCAAATGAACCACCACCACTAAATGATAATTGATTAAGCGAATTTGCGAGAGATAAAATACTTAATAATATAAATATATAACTCTTTTAATATATATATTTATTTAATTGCATTTAAATATTTTTATTTTATTTTTTGTTTTAGCTCTTCAACTTCCTTTTTCAAATTTTGAATTTCTTTTACAAGAAGAGCTATAAATCCATTATAATTGATAGACTGCATTTTATCACCATCTTTCTCTCCATCAACTAAAAATGGATAATGTTCTTGAACTTCATGCGCCAAGAAACCCATATCGTGTTTGTCATTGATATCATATTCTATAGGTTTTAAATCATCAACTGTATAATTAGTAATTCGTTTAATATTTGTTTTTAAACGGTAATCTGATGTTGAATTGAATGTTTGCGCCGATACTGTTGAAAAAGTGGCATTACCAGTATTTAGTATATACCAGTTTGCTGCTGGCGCTGGTGTTCCTCCATTATTCCAATAACCCATTAAAGTTGAATTATAGTACCAATAGTTAGGTGTTCCAGATGGTGCGTCTGCATTATTATATATAACAAATAAATTAGGACTTCCTCCAGCAGAATTAAATGTTACATTATTATTAACTTGTAATCCTCCGTTTAATGTTGTCATTCCTGATGTTGATAATGTAGATAAAGATGTGTTACCAGTAACGCCTAATGTACCACTAACACTTGCATTACCATAAACATTTAAACTGGAGTTTGGATTATTTACTGAATCACCAACTGTTACACTTCCACCAAAGTAAGCTAGTGATGCAGTTAGATTAGATGATAATGTTCCGCTAACAGTAGTGTTACCAGTAATTATTGCATTAGCATTTACATTTAATTGATAACTAGCATCTGTCACACTACTAAAATTGGTTCCATAAATATCACTTGATGGATTTATAAAAACACCAGAAGCATCGATACGCATTCTTGAATATGTTGGCCCTGTATAATTATATTGTGTAAAATATATGGGTTCATTATTACTACTATTATAAGTGGAACCATTATCAGCTGTTCCTATTTGTAAATATGACCCAGTATCACCACTAGATACATTAGGTGAATACCAATTAATATATGCATAATCAGTTGATTGGTTTTTAAAAAAAATGTATAAATTACTACTTGAATCTATTTGTGGTTTATTATTAATTGAAGTATTACTACCTAAATATATGTTTTGAAGAGTTCTAATGTTCCCACTAACATCTAAATTATATGAAGGGTCTGGAATTAATCCAATGCCTAGAAGTCCATTTAATTGTGTGATTCCAGTTGTTTTACCCATATTAATAGTTGTAGCATTTTCAGTTCCAATACAAAGTGTTTGATAGCTTGATGATGCATCAACTAAGGTAAGAAAATTTAAACTTGTATCGACATTTAAGTAATTTATTCCGTATGTTCCGGTTGTTGTATTCAAACCTTGTCCATCTCTAAAATTAACATTAAAATATTCATTAAATTGTAAAGGGTCTGTTCCAACTATTGTTGTATCAGTTAGAGTATTAGTATAAGTTTGAACCCAACCAGTTCTAGCATAAGCAGTTCCGTCTATAATAGAAACAAACGCACCTTTTGCATCAGAACCAGTTGGTAATATTGTAGTACTTCTATTAAATTGACCAATGCCTGTAGTATTATTAAATGTAAAACTATAAATACCATTTAATGAAGGGTCAGTCTGGTCATTTAGTAAAACATTAAGGCTGGGGTCTGTAGATATTTTAGTATTAAGTGTAACACCATCAATTTGAAAATTAGATGGTACATTTATTCCAATTGGAACAGGATATATTGTTGTTAAACCGTATGATGGGTCTGTTGATATAGCAACAACTTTCCCGACCGGATTAATACCAGTTGATACTAAATCGATATAGGATTTAGGCATTACAGCATTTTCTTCATTTGAATAGTTTGGTCCAGATGATAAAAACATATAATAAGCTGTAACATTCCCACTGCAATCAATATCTCCACCAACAGTTAAATTATTACTTATATCGACATTGCCATCAATATTTACATTCCCACTGCAATCAATATCTCCACCAACAGTTAAATTACCACTTATATCGACGTCTCCATAAATTATAATATTGCCACTAATATCACTTAAAAAATTTATGTAAGAATTAGGTTGACCGACATTTTGAGTGACAAGTAAATTATTTGATGTATTATAATTACTTGCTACTATGTTATGTTTTGGTGCATAATTTATTCCTCCGAATTGTCTAAATGACATTTATATATATAAAGGTTTAAATAAATAATAATAAACAAAATGTTGTAGTAAATTTTATGTAGAGAGAAAAATACTACATAAAATAAAAATTTATGAAAATAGTAAAATATTAAGCTATATTAATGGGGTATAATATTGAATTGTCGTTCAATGTTTTAAAAAATGGTAGTGTAACTGAACTACTGAATAAGGTAAGAGTATGTGCTGAAGATTGTCTTTGTGAAGATTTTTATGAAGACTATGAGTTTGAAAATAAGACTCAGTTTCAGCGCAGACACTGCATAATGTCGGTAAATTTTTCTCAGACTAGGTTAAATAATATGATAGAATTCTTGAATAATATGAGGAAAAAAGAAGGAGTGTATATTGAATTAATTTACGACGAGACCAATCATTCAATTTTATATGCCTCTCAATATTTTATAACTCAAAAAATGGATAAATATGCGGCAAAAGAATTTGTAGTCCAAAAAAGAAAAAGAAGTTATTCTGATGATGAGAGTATGATATTGGGTGCAATTTCAAGCAAAGCCCCGGTTGGTTCAAAGTAACTCTAATAGTGGTGTACTTTTGCTTCTCGCAGTTTTAGATTTGGTTTTGGATTTAGAAGATTTACTTCTAGTAGATTTAGATTTAGTTTTTTTAATAAGTTTGTGTGTAACATGTGTTTTATTACGTTTATGTCTCTTTTTATGAGTATGAGTGTGTTTATCCATTGCTTTTGTATCTATAGAAAGTGGTAAAAAAATTTCATCAGATTTTGGACTAGAAATGCGTCTATCGATTAATTCTTCAATAGATGTATCTGGTTCTTCGATTATAGGTTGTCTAGGTTCAAGTGCAGGTGTTGGTAACTCAATAAAATATGGCTCAGGAGCATATTGAGGTTCATCAAAATCCTTTTTTAAACGTTTATCGATAGGCATATTAACACTTTGAATATTTAAAAGGTTAGCTAAATCATTATTATCGAGTTTAATTTCAAAATGTTTAGATTTGCCATTAGAATCAGAATCAATTGATATGTTAGCCATATCTCCATCATAATCAGCATCCCAATTAATTTGGTTAATATGATTATGATTATTGTCAAGAATAATAGTTTTAGTCATTCCTCGGTTTTTAATATAAGTATTAAGCATTCTTATATTAAAAGTATATTATTTTTTAAGTAAAAGAATAAGTATTAAAATATTATGTATAATATGGAGCTGAATATTACAGAGCTAGATAATGTAAATACAATGAATCCATATGATACCTTTAACTACAATACATTTGAGCAACAGAATTCGACAAATTATTGGGAAAATTCAGTAAAAACAGAAACTAAAGAAAAAAGAAAAAAAGTGTCATTTAATGATATTTTATCAAATATGAATTTAGTTGTAAACAACCAAGGTTCACTGCAATTTATAATTCCAAATCAGCAAGAAATTTCTGAGCAAAATAGATATCAACCTCAATATAATCAGAATTACCAATATAATCCAAATGAGTTCTCTCAACCTAGTCAATATCAAAATCCTCAATTTATTTCGCAACAACAAGTTAGTAGACCAAAAGAAGATCCATTAGACCCATCTGTAAAGCACAGTTATATTTACAATAAGTATTTTAAAGATTATGTAGACCCGAATGCACAAAAACCAGGCCCAAGGGTGCCAAAAACAATAGAAGAATATCATCAAATGTTGTTAGAAGATAAAATAAGAGCAATTGAACATAAAAAAAGAATAGAACAAATAAAATCGACAAAATTAATGTTTACAACTGCTCCAGGGTCAGGTTCAAATCCAAGAAATATGGTGGCAAGCAAGAATAATCTACGCATGATGAATTTTAGATAAGTTTACAAGTTAATTCTATCTCTAGCATCATTGTTTTGTACTGTTAAAGTGGTTACACTTGAACGACAGATTGGACAAGAATGGTTACTTTGTAGATGTTGATTTGTACATTCAACGCAAAATGTATGTTGACAATTCAATCGGCAAATTTCTTCAGGTTGTCTTTCTTCCATACATATGCAACATTGTCTATCTTCTTCTGATACAGCAAAGTTAATGATATCAATATCAATTCCATGATTTTGAGGACGTGAATTGTCAAATGGTATAAAGTCTTCGTTACTATTAATATTAATTGAACTTTCTACGTTACGATTATTATTGATGAAATTGTTGAAGCTAAACGTATTAATTGTATTATTATGATTATAATAACGATTGCCTGAACGATTGAGTCTAATTCTTGAAACTGGGCTTGAGTTCTGGTAAGAAGGGTCGTTAACCCATGGAGAATTAATATTACGAATATTATTATTTATATTGTCATGAATAATATTATAATTTATAGAATCAGATGACCAAATATTGTAGTTAATGTCATCATCATTAGTCCAAGGTGAATTTCTATAATTTCTAATATTATTAAATATATTATGGTCAGGATTTCTATCGATATACCATCCGATAGGCATTAAATCATTTGGTTGTGCCATTTAGATTGATAGTCTTGTTATTGTTAAAGATTTAAATACTTTTAATTAGTATTTCAATTTTTTTTAAAAATTAAAAACTTAAAAAAATAATAAATATAAAAACAATTTAAAGACATCTTATTATATATATTTGTAAGTTAGGATACAGCAATTCCCTTTTAATAGATGATTACTAAAAACCAAAACCTAACTGCATCAATCCTGTCTTAGCTCAGTTGGTAGAGCGGAGGACTGTAGTTCCTTAGGTCACTGGTTCAAATCCAGTAGGCGGGACTTTTTTAATATGTATTATTAAAATACTTATTAAAAACAAGTTAGTCTTCATCACTACTATTAGCTTTACAAACATCTACATCTACAAATATATTTTCATCATCTGAACCAGACATACTTCCCTTATCATGGTCACTATTAATTTTTAAATGTATATTATCATAAACATCATCATTAAATAATTTTATAACATTAGAACGTTTTCTTCTAAGTTTTAATAAATTTTCTTCACAATCTGAATCATTACTTTTCTCTTCATCATCTAAACCAAGTTCACCTTTTTCTAGTTTATCATATATTTCCATCTTATTGCATATTTTATTAGTTAATTTTACATTTTTTTGTAAAATATCGTTTGCTTTTTTTAAGTTTGTAATAGTTTTTTTCCTTTTTAAATGCTCCTCTTTTTGTTTATCCTTTAAAAATTTATTGGTTGTTGTTAAATCTTTTATAAAATCATCTAAATTATCAGCATTATTTTTTTTAACTACAATATTTTCGGTCTTATTTACATAAGGTTTCATTATTTCGTTTATATAAGGATTAATTTCTGTCGGATCTATAATTTTTTCTTTAACTCCAAAACTAAAACAAAACCACCTTCTAAATTTCATTTTTTTTAGTTTTTCAGCATTTTCAACTTCTTTCATAAACATTTCGTCAATAATCGAAAAGGCAGATTTTATTATTAATAAATTATTAATATGTCTTTCTTTTTCAGCCTGTAGTCTCATTATTTCATTTTCAATTTTAAGCATTGATTTTTTATCTGAAAACCCCTTAATTCGTTTTGCAACTAATACTTCTTTTAAATAATTACGCTTATTTTTTACATCTTTTATTGAATTAATTTTTCTCTTTCTATCATCATTTAATTTTTTAATTATCAAAAACACATTTGTATTATATATCAAAGGATATGTTATCCTTATTTTTTTTGGAATTAGAAATTGATTAGTTTCTTTTATTTCTTCTATTTTTTTCTTTATTTCTTCAATTTCATTCTCTATGTCTTCTCTGGTTTCTTTATCACCATCTCCTGAAAATAATAAAGTTTTTCCAGATAAAAATTCTATTTTTGTTTGCAATTTATCATATTGATGTGCTGATATTTTATGCGCTTCTGATGCTGCATCTAATTTTAAATAATTAACTATTGCCAATAAAAAAGCAATAATTCCATTTACACCTGCTATTAAATAAGCACCCCAAAAGAAATCCTTAACAATAGCTGATAATACTGTTGCTGCGGTAGAGAGAAATATAGAAGGCATCATAAGTTTATTTAATTTATTTTCACAGTATGATTTTGATTCCATATATATCAATTTTTGACCTCTTAAATAAGTTGCTATAATATCAAGAGCAGTAGATACATAATAATTGTCATTAAAATAATCATCCATAATTTCAGCTTCAACGCTTCTATAAGTTACCTTTTTGTATGTTCGTCTTATTTTATTAATAAATAGTTTATTTGATGACGTATCATCGTCTTCGGGAATTAGACCTGATATTTTTACATCAGCTTTTTCTGATGGACTGCTATAAGAATATGTGTTACTGCTCATTACTGCAGTATCTTTTTGTATTCTTGCTTGTGGTTTAGTTTCATTTATAACTTGTTTAGCTATTTGTATATCAATACTTTCTTGTTCTTCTTTTATTGCATCTATTTCATTTTCTTCTACTGTTTTAGAATTTTCTAATATAGATTCTTTTGATTCTAAACTATTAACTGAATTCAAATCAATATTATTTTCCTCTTTATTTTCCTCTATACTTTCTTCCATTTAGAGTATAAAATAACTGAATAAAAATATTAATTTTTCTTAACATAATATATTATGTCTAAAACTCGTAGAAATGGTCGTGGCTCAGCTACTCGTGGATGGAAAAATCAAAAACCTGGATATCATCAACGAACTGTTATGTTAAAACGTTGTGGTAGAAAATGCTTCTTGGGTCCTGGAAAAAGTTATCCAATTTGCACAAAAAATACGTGTAAGGTAAATCCAAAAGGTGTATACTCAGCTTTTATTCGTTCAAGACAATTTCATCGTGGAAATATCTCTCGTCGTGCTAATAAAATATTAAAAAGCATGGGTGCTAAACGCTAAATAAATAAATTAATAAAATTGAATTATATTTATATAAAGTTAATATAGACATAATTTAGCTAATCAATATGAGTTTAACTTGCTATAATTTATCTGAAGATTGGGGGTGGTATATTGATATCGAAAGTTCAAATCCGGTTTATCAATTTAGAACAGATTTTGTAAAAATACCTTGTAAAAAATTTAACCCACATTATAATAAATTAGAGACAATAGAAGAAGATGAATATGATTATTATATAAATAATCAAAAAAATTTGGATGATATATCATCAAAAAATATTGATGTAAATATTGAACCTAATAATCAAGACTATATTAAAAAAATATTTAATGTTGGTTCAACTACGATGATAACAGCTCTGTTAACATATATTGTATTCTATATGTTATAAATTACCAATATTGTCAGGATTGTCAATTTTGCTTGGAGGATTATAGACAATATAATTTTCAAAATTATTTATACCACAAACTGTATTTCCAAATAAATTTCCGCTAGGATCTATATTATATGTAAGATAAGGTTCAACAGTTGTATTAATTTTAACTGGATATCCATTACCACTTAAATCAGTAACAACAATTGCATTATCACTTAAATCTAATTTTGTAATAAGATTTACATATAA